CCTCCATATCCATGATGGTAATGTAATCGAGTCAGCGCCATTTTTTTATCGTTACCGCAAAACCGATGGCGGAATAGTACATATCCCCAGTATGGGCCGCATTCAACATTTGATCCGGCTGACCGCAATCCTCCAACTAATCGTTGCAGTAGGTCAACTTCATGCCGTTTCTTGACGCTAGTTTCGTGATTGCCATACGACATAATCGCAAGGATTGATACGTATGGCTTGAACCACTCGATCGCAGTATTGACCAGTAGGTCAAGGTAGTTACCGCCTCGATGTTCTTCTCGCAACGTATCGGATGACGCGCGCGGATCCCATTTGCCCTGCATGGCGTCAAAAATGTCACCAAACAAGCAAACAGGCGATTGACTAGCCAGCGCCTCATCCAATACTTTTTTTAATTGCGAACGCAAACAATGCGACGAATCCCAATGGATATCGGATAACAATAATACTTTGCGTGGCTGACCGTCTGTTATTTTGCCGTGTTCAATATTCATTCGTAGGCAATGAGTATCGGTACGATCTGTTTTCCACCATGTTTCAGTCATAATTACCTCATGCTCCGGACGACGGATCTTTCGGTAATGTTGCGCGTGCTATTGCGCCAATTTCAGCGGCCATCGCCTCTTGCGTGTCGGCTATGGTTTTTAGTGTTTTGGACATTGAATCCAAGAATTCAAAATGTCGATCACGTAACGGCAAAACAAGGTGCATAGCTATCCATTGCGACGCGGTCCAAAAGCCGTATCCGATAGCGACTAAGCTTGCGGTAGGCAATCCAACCGTCTGTATCCAGTTTGGATCCATGGTATTCTCCTATTTGATTCATCATTTTATTGTACCACGGATGCTTTTTTCAATATCGTTAGGCCATTACAATGCGAAACCTGTAAGGAAATTGACCATGTTTTTCTTTCATTTTGCAGAAAATCAGCAATTGCTTGTTTTAATCCAGTTTTGTTAGGTTGCTGAATCGCCTTGTCTGACGCATGCGGATAACGTGGTTCATCGACCATGCCATAGGTTTCGGTATCATGCATGATGATATAGCCATCGGCATTGACGTTTGGCGCGTGCATGGCCAGTTCGGCGCTCAATTGGGCGTATGAATGCCAGGTATCGATCATGATAAGATCTGTGCGTTCTATCGGGCATTTCAGCACGTCGGCGCGCCAGAACGTGAATGATATTTTTTCTGTTTCGGCGGCGTATGAATGTTCGAGCGTATCGACCGGCAAAATGTCATAGCACACAAGTCGTTGTGGTCGAGCCGCCAATAATCCCCACGTCGAAATGCCTTGTCTAAATCCAAATTCTGTTATGTGCTTTTTGCCTTTAGCGAACGCGTAGATTGTGTCAATATGGTCAAAAATATCGCTAGGAATATTTCTTGCGTCCCAAAATCCTCTAGTTATGTCACGCAAGGTAAATACTCCAGATAGTTGTATTTCCATCGAGGAACCAATTGGATTGTCCCTTGTGGGATTGTACCGTTTTTAATTGCGTTATTGACTGTTTGTTTGGCCAGTTCCGATACGTCGCCTGAGCCCCAACCGGAAGCGTGATACCCGCCTCCAGACGTGCCCCAACGATAAATATAAAACTGATCGCCTTGCGGAATCGATTGCGTGAATGGGCCAAAATGATGCGCCAATCGAGACATCAATCCAAGATCGATTGTGCCGCGATCCTCATTAACCGTGTAACCATCAACTGCCCAAAAAGCAATATTTGTTAGCATTAAATTGCAGTGAAACAAATTGCCAGCCGGAATAATCTTGCGCTCTTCTTGTTCGTAATACGCAATGTTTGTGTGAAACAAGCCATGCTGATTGAGACGTTGAACCGAATAGGTTAACCGATGAGGCAAATAAATATCATCGTCTTCCCACACGGCAAAAACGCTACCGGTCGCATGCCTGGCTGTTTCGTTGAACTTATGTCCTAGCGGGACAATTCTATTTTTGACGTTGATAATTTTAACGTCTGGATGATCGAAAATCAGCGTTTGATCAGCCAAATCGTTTAGGATGACCAATTCCTTTTCGCCCTGATAATCTTGCGTCAGAAACGAAAATATAGCCTCTTCCAGGCATTGAGGCCTGCCATACGTTGGGCACAAGCAAGAGATCTTTGGCAGCATCAATCATGCGCCTTGATTGGTGGAATGTGCGAATAGTCACGGGTAAATATGTCGGGATAAATGGCAAGCACGTCACGCTCGACGTTTAGCCGTTGATCAAGCGGAAGTCCCTTGCCAAAATATTCACGCAATTGAGGCACGTTCCAATCGCATTCATATCCAGCGATTAGGTAATTGCGCATCTTGTCATTGAGCGTAAGCGCATATGTTATTTGTCGGCCGAACCGATCAAATCGATGGCACCAACCGAGTGCCCGATGGAATAACACCTTTCCGCCATTGCGCCTAATTTTGTCGTGAAGGTAAATTTCTTCGCCTGCAAAACCTTTAAAATGCTTAGAAAATCCGGGGTATTCCGATCGTTGCATAAATGAATATGCGGATCCATGGGCGATAATTTCACGAACCGGATCAGAGGATGTATTGACGTGCCACACGCCGAAAAAATGCCCGCGTAATTCTGGTAGCAGTTCGGTTGCAACCATTCCGCCGGATTCGTTTAGCAATGGGCCGCACCAAAGATCCTTGCCAATGGCATTGGTATCTATGCCGTGCATGAGGTACTTGATTGTGTTTGTGGCAAGTAAAACGTGTGAATCGACCAAAAGCACATAATCGCCCTTAGCGTGTTCCCATACCGCATCTTTGGCTCTTGCTGGCCCTTGTGCGCGTCCGCTATGCACATACCTGGCGTTGGCCAACGCGCAAACGTGCTGGAGTTTTGATTGCGGTTCTGGCATATCATCAACGACAAGCAATTCGACGGATGAATCTTGAATGTGATTCATTCGCAATGATGACAAGGTCCACCATGCGCCTTCCGGATCATCCCAATTGGCCATGCCTATCGTCAATTTCATTTTTGTTCTCGTTCCTGATAATCATTGCAGTCTATACAATTTTGTAGGGATTTATCCCTTGCCGAGATCCTGCATTCGCTATGAATGGCGCATTCGTGCTTAATTGCTAGCGTTCCGCCGCATCCGCAAGACGGCTTGTCCTCGAGCGGATTGCCTAGATTTTTGCATGGATTGACCATAAGCAATTTGATTTTACGCAATACTTCAAGCTGTTCGGCGGTTGGCCCTGTCGCTGGCGGAGTCGCACCCGTAGTCGTGACCGATGTCGCCACGGTTGCCGGATCTCCGCCCCAGAGCGCGCGATATCGCGGATCGTGATCGAAGAGCCAGCAAAGCCGACATCCGTCACGCGGTAATGTGTGGTTGCAGGGTTTCATTCGGTTAGGCTCAGAGTAAAAGCGCCATCTGCTTGATTCCCATATACTATGCCAGCTTGCGGCATAGATCCGCTTAAAACGCATGTTCCAAAATAACTATTAAAGTTAATAATTTTATTTACTGGATTTATTGGACAAGTAAAATCAGTTTGTAATCCGTTTGAATTACTATCAACAAACAAACATGGATTAAACAAATCTTTTGCTTGTGTAATCCAAGAAACAAATGCCCCTAATATACGTCCTCCACCTATTCCACACTCAATATTTAATCCAACGTATACGTAAACATCATTATCACAATCATATTGTGGTGCTCCAGAACAATTTGTTAATCTATAATATGCCAAACCATTACACGCAGTAACTTTTTGATATTTGCGTCCGCCAAACGATGTTGTGCCAGTACTTTCATAGGAATATAATATGGGAGACACGCCACTTCGAGAAACAAAAGAAATTGGCAAAGAAAAGCCGTCCATGCAATTAAATAAACCAGCCATGTTAAATGTAACATATAAAGTTCGCTTGAGAGTTTGACCGCAACAAATAATTGGGCAGCAATCCGCATTCCCGCAGCACTTTGTGCACGTCAACCGCTTACACGCTGGCGTCGCTATCTCACCATCCGTAGTGCCATTGCTACTCGGATATGAGCAAGAACACCCCGTCGAGCACGTGCCGTTACCGCCAGAGATCTTGATCCATTTCTGCAATTCTGCGCGCCATTGCCATGTACATGAGCCGGTGCAGGGTTGCTCGGTTGTGGTTGTTGTCGTGGTCGATGATGTCGTGGTGCCGGTGCTGGTCGTCGTTGTCGTGGTCGGCGGCGCAGTGCTGGTTGTGCTGGTTGTCGTGCTAGTTGTAGTTGTGCTGGTTGTCGTGGTAGTTGGAGAGTTTTGACAAAACGCAAAAGCTTCCTGTCCAACAAAAGCACCCGGCTCAGATGGAGGATATCCGCAATAGCAGCCTTCAGCGCACAGGCTATGGGTTAATACCCATGCCGCGCCGTTCCATGTGTACGTGCAAAATAGGTCGCATGGAGTTGTTGTCGTCGTTGTCGTGCTCGAGGTCGTCGATGACGTGGTCGAGCTAGTTGTGCTGGTCGTAGTAGATGACGAGCTGCTCGAGGTTGTTGTCGTCGGTGGCGATGTACTGCTAGAGCTAGTTGTGGTCGAGCTGGTTGTGCTTGATGACGAGCTCGAGGTAGTCGTGGTAGATCCAGTGGGCGTGCCGTCGCAAGTAAATGTTGCGACGGCACCATCATACGGGCCTTCTTGACCGGGGGCAGATGGACACGTACAGCCAGCCTCGCAGCTACTGGTCCCGTATGGTTCCCAGCTACCATTGTCCTCGACCCAAATCCATGAGCACGTCCCAACGCATCCCGGCATTAGTCACCCCCGTATGTAGTGGTGGTGCTTGTCGTCGTTGGTGCCGCAGTGCTTGTCGTGGTTGTCGTTGTGCTGGTCGTTGTAGTTGTGCAATAGTAGGCGCAAGGTATGCAAATAGTCGTGTATACCGGCGTGATCGTGCCATCAACGCAACTAATTGCGCTAACATAATCAAGGGTTAAAACAGAACAAGTTGTTGTTGTTCCAGTTGTGGCGGCGGAATAATCAAATTCCCAAAGATTCACCACGCAACCAGATCCAGACAATAGCGACGTATCAGCTATGCCACGCGGCCTCAATCTGACAAATGTATCAGTCGGCACGGTAGCCGATTTATTCATCTCAATTGCGTAATTGTCGGCACTTGTTCCAACTTTGGCGCCAGTCGGAACCTCAAATCCATTGCCGTTTTTAAGCGGCCGAACTTCAACCCACGTATAAAATTTGGTCGATGATATTGTAAAGTTGCCGGTTATTTTTGCGGTAATGTATTCGTCGCTTAAAAAACGAATTGAATATCCGCCGCCTGGCGTTTCATCCACAATCAATCGAGGATCGCCGCTAACAATTTTCATGGTTAGTCCGGATTCGTGAACAGCAATTGGAACGGATACGATGGATACAATGGCTTGCCGCTATTTGAATTTTCCACGTAATAATGATTGTTGTCGAATCCAGCCAGAACAAGGTTATGCCCGTTGGTCATGTTGTTGTCCATTGTCACAGTGTACGCGTTTTTAGGCTCGATATCTTTTAATAAAACATGAAATGTAATGTCGCATAATTTGTTTTGAGATGGCAACCCGCCCGCTCCACCATTCCACGCTGTGAATTTTGGAAATGGCGGACAATAAACACGCGTAATTTCGGCTCCAACTAATAACAATTTTCCGCCTTTATGCCCATAAAACGTGTCGTAGTTAACGTGGCCTAAACATTTATTGATGTTTGAATTAGTGCTAGTGACATAGGAATATGGCACGCAATACCATTTCATTTCAAGCGCCGTCGATTGTATAAGAGATCGAATTTGACCGCCTGAAACCGTTTTATTTTGCATGCCCAAAGCATTGTTGGCGTCCATTTTCCAAATTAATTGACCACCTACTGCGGTTATATATTCGGCTGACGGCTTGTACAATATTTCAAAAAATCTTGCCCATTCGGGATAATAAAAATTACTTTGAGCAACATTATTTTCGTCAAACCAATCAATTTTGTTTCGACCTAAGTTTATATCAAGTTGTAACGCATATGGTCTTGGAGTAAATTCAATTGTTAATTCATATTTGTTGTATCGAGCGTAATTTTCCAACATTGGCACTTGTACAAATGTATCGCCTAAATTTTCATTTGAATCGTATTTGGCGAAAAATTCTAATCCTTCAATTGATGAAATTCGTTCGGCGTAGAGCCATGGGAATTGCGGATGAGCAACTGGTAATGTTCGTACTATTCTTTCTAAACCGGCCTCCGCATATCCGAGAATTTCTTTGCAAGCCTCTTCCATTCGAGGCTCATCAATAATGAGCTTCATTGTGGCGCGTCCGCCTTCCATCAGGCTAAAACCGGCTACCGATGGATTGCGTGATGCAATGCGTTCTGTGGCCTCATTTACGTTGGTCAGCGCCATTATGCCCGCCCTCCATCAAATACGGGCCTTGCGGCATTCGGTTCTGGATTTCTTTCAACTTGTCTCATGGCGGCAACCATCGCATCTTCAACGCCATTTCTAATTACGTCCGGCAACGCGGCCACGTTATCAACGGCTCTTTGATTTTGTTTTTCTTTCATATCCGCACCCGTGGACGTGGCCACAAATGCGCTCAGAAGCGTTTCGCGTGTCAAGTCGGCGATTGACTTAAACGCGGGATTTACTGCGGCCGCAAGGCCTTCAGCGCCCGCCGGTTTGCCTGCTTTGATTGCGTTCTTCATGTTGTCGCCTAAAAACTTTTGCGCCTCTACCAATCGATTAAGAACAGCGTTGAATTGATTTTGATCAATCTTTTTGTCCTTGAGATCTTTTCGAGCCTTGTGAACTTCGGTCAGCGTCTCATTGAGTGCTTGTTCTCCGCCCTTGACCATACCGTCTTGATCTTTTGCGCCAGACTTTACAAATTGATCTCGCATTTGGCTAAGATCAATCATGTTTTTGAGCATTTCTTTTTCTGTCGATCTTCCTTCCATGACGGCAGCCGGTTCTTTAAATCCGGCTTGCTTGTCAGCCTCTTCAAGCTTTGTTATCTCATCAATTTTGCCTTGCAATTTTGCTTTCATGACTTTTGGATCAGGGAGGATTCCAAGTAACCGCTCTTGCACGGCTTTATTCATGCCAACGGCTTCGATGTTAATTAGATTGTTGACCTTGTCTTTTGCCGCTCTTTCTTTTTTTGCCGAATCCTCAATTTGTTTTGTTGATCTAAAAAAGTTGGCAAAAAATGATCCAATATCTTTAAGCGAACTGTTATTCGCTGCTGATTGATCAGCTATTGCGCCTTGCCTGGTTGCCGCGTCAATCATTGATTTAATGTACATTTCAATAAACGGAAGCATGCGCTCAAAAGCTTGAGTCAATTTGTCAATATTCTTAATCAGCAACGATCCGATACTTTCAGCCATGCGTTTAAATAGTGGAGCCATTGTTTGCAGAATTGGGCGAAGCGTATTGGCAAATTCACGGACAACGCTTGTGGCGACTTGAACGATTGGCATGAAGGCTTCGCCGAATACCGCCATCAAATCCCGCATAGCTAAATCAAACGCAACCATAGCCGCCGGATTGAGCGTTTCAACCGCTCCACGGATCTGGCCGATAAGTCCTGGTATCGCCTCAAGCGGATTGACCAACACGTTTTCAATAGTTTTTGTTACCGACTTAAATGCGTTTTGTACTGCGTTCTGTGGTGTTTTTGCTGATTTTGCCGATATGCCAATAACCGCAATAGCTGCCGCAATCGCATCCGCAACCATTTCCATCTGTTCGGCAACCATATCGAGCGGAACCATGAATGCTTCAAGCACGCTTGATATCGCATCGACAATTTTTCCCAACATTTGGAACGGCATTAAAACAATTGTCAGTAATTTGCCCAATAACTTTAGCGCAACCATTATCGGGCTGATTGCGATGGCCAGTTTTAATAATCCGGCAACCGCATTGGCGATCGGCTCGAGCATGTCGCCAATGGCCTTGAAAACTGCATCCAGCGGCGCAACAGCAATCGCCACGGCTTTAGCCACTTCAGCCATCAATCGAGCTTGTAGGGCCAATCCTGTAAAGGCCTTGCCCAATCCGCCGATCGATTCCATCAACGCGCCCAATCCGCCGGTTGGAACTGGTGGGGCTGTTGCTGGTATTGCTGGTTTTGCGGCGGTTGGAACTGGTGCGGCCGTTGGTGCAGAAGTTTTTGGTGCGGCCGATGGTGTGACCGTCTTGACTCCATTGATTGCATTGCTGACGGCTTGCAACATCGATGTATAGTGGTCGAGAGCGGCGATAAGCGGCTGAAGACCGCCGCCGCCTCCGCCGCCCATACCGCCAGCCATCATGTCAATTGCGCCCGCCATTTTTTTTACTCCATGCCGCGTTAAGTTCTTCCATCGAAATTCCTAACGCAACACCCATTGACAGATATTTGGCTTTAGCCTCAACGATTCCGGATTCGCGTTTCGATGGAGCCAGACTTCCAGGTATTGTCTTCGGAACTCCTCGATCATCGCGTTCCTTGCCGTAGATCCTCCAAATTTGATAGTCTGTCAATTCCGCAATCTGATCCATCGATAACAAATACGGCTGATCCGTAAGGCTGGCGACAACCGCCAGCGCATTGACTACTCGGAGATTTCGTTCTTGCCCCGGATCTCCGCCGTCCGGGTCGAACGGAAAGACTCTGTGAAAATCTGGCCCACAACAGCCGCAATCTCTTCCGAATACTCAGCAACTAGGCGATGGCCTTCGTCAAGACTAATACCCGCCATTAGGTGCACCAAATTAGCAAGGCCATCCGTCGAGGTTAGGAATCCGCGACAATTGACGCCGCCAAACGCAAACGCGCCGGAACTGATCCGGTCCATATACGCGCCGTAGGCTAATTTAAATTCTTCATCGCCCATGTCGTTTTTGTCGCGGAACAATTCTGTTCTTGCGCGACTTTGGACAATACGCTCAATTCCGCTTTTGATTTTTTGCGTTAGCAAGCCAAATTTGTATTCTTTATCGCCAATCACGGCGATGATTGGCGCGGCATTACCGCCTAATGATTGACTCATACTCATATTGCAATAGCCTCTGTGTTAGCGTCATCGCCCAATTTAAAATCACCGATGACTACTAAATCAATCGTACACTCTACCACGCCCTTGACGTTTGTTGTTACCGACATTTTTTCAATTCGAGCCATAACTTGGAAAAAATAATAAAATTCAGGATCAAGGTATAATTTGACCAATAGATCATCGCCAGTGGCAAGACCATAACCATACCCAATGATAGACGATGGATATGGTCCAGATAATGATATGGTGGCTGTTCGCATACCAACGATTGATTTGAACGTCTGCTGATCATAATCAGAAACGTCAATCCGTTCTCCATCGACATTGAGTTTCCATTCCGTCATCGGAAGGAAAACAGTGCCAAAGGAAACGGATGCCGTACAGCCACGGTAAAAAGCCATGGCAATACCTCGTCAATATGATATTGAAGAAAATGAACCGTTGCTTGACGCGGTATAGCTGATTTGAGCCACGCCTTTCACGTTAACATCGACTTTGATTGATGAAATGCGTGCCGTTACTGTGATTGATGGCGCGCCCGCATCGCTGGAAGCCACCAGAATAAACGCAACAGACGCGCCAACGCTTGCGCCAGCGCTGCCGTCATATGGTCCAGATGCGGTAATTTCCGCGCTAAAAACACCGGGAGAGTTACTTTGATAACCAGCATCGCTAAAATTGGTCGTATCAATGTTTTCACATTTGATATCGATCGACCAATCGGTCAGCGGCTGAGTTGCGCCATTAACCGAAACAGATCCAGTCTTGCCAGCGTAAAACGCCATGGGATAACCTCCATCAATAGGTTATTGAGAACGAGCCATTGCTCGAAGCGGTATAACTGATTTGAGCAACGCCTTTTACGTTAACATCAATTTTGATAGACGAAATTCGAGCGGCTACCGTGTAAGACGGCGCGCCCGCATCGGTTGACGTGGCCAACACAAAGTTACCAGATGTTCCAACAGTTGATCCAGCCGTGCCATCGTATGGGCCGGATGCGGTAATTTCGGCTCCACCAACACCAGCAAGATTTGTCTGATATCCAACGTCGCCAAAATTGGTTGTGTCAATGTTTTCTGATTTGATATCTATTGACCAATCGGTCAGCGGTTGAGCCGTTCCGCCAACGGTAAGCGATCCGGTTTTGCCTGAGAAAAACGCCATGTCACTGACCTCCAATTAAAGCAATTTCGTAAGTACCCGTAACAGCACCATCCATATTGGTAATTTTAAAGTTTTTATCAGTTGCGCTAACCGTGTGCGGCAATCCATCACCGATAATAAAAAATCCGCCCGCTTCTACGATTAATGCCGGACTTGTTCCCGTCAATGGCCAGGTTAGCGGATTGCTTGCTCCTGGCTCAAGCTTCATTCCGGTTGTCGTCGCCTTAAGCATAAACGCAATTACTTTTGTCAACGTCAAGGATTGGTTCAGGTAATCGGTAACACCTTGCAGATTGATCGTGACGCTAGCGCCGCCCGCAAGCGTGCCCTTGACGGCATAGATGCGATTGTACGTTGTTGTGCTAGGCGCAAGGGTTGCGGTAAGCTTGTCTGGACCTTGGGTCGTCTTGACAAATCCGGAATTTGTCACGGATTGAGTCCAAGATATTTCGCCGACTATCGCAGAAATATCCACACTCATGATGTTCGCGCCTCCAGTTTTCGATATGTGATTGTCATGCCGCAAACGTCATAGTTATTGACGTTTCCGCTGACCGATTCAAACGCTGGTTGCATATCCAATTGCATCCCTATCACGTCAGAAACTCCGGTCAACGCTGGCTGATACAAAATCTTTTTGATGTTCTCACGGATTGTCAAATGAGCCGCAAGATCTGTTTCAAAAATTCTGTTACCAGCGTCAACATAAGTTACTTGCACAGTGTAATCATAACATACAACGCCGTTAAAAGCTTCCAATCCGATTGTTTCCGTGCCAGGCGAAACGATAAACAATGGTAGCGTATCGGTCTCAATCATGATTGCGCGTTTACGCAATTTGGTGTTTGCATACGTTACTGCAATTCGTGTTTTGATGGCGTTAAGAATATCATAAAATGCACTCATAGACCGACTCCCGCATCGGCCGTGGTTTCAATTTCCCACATATTGCGTTGTACTGATTGTGTGACGTTATTGATTCGATATTTCACGTTAGCGGCGTCGGTCAATAAAGCGTTTATTTCAGGTGCCGTAGGGCATTCTTGGATCCATATATTCCAGCGTGTGATATTGCCGTAGCTGGTCAGTGCGCCAGCGGATCCGATATCGACCAACGCTGGCAATCTCAATACCCGATAGATCGTTGTGGTTGTGGCCGCAAGCGTGGTTAGCGTGACGGTCTCTAGACCATCGACGATTAAATGATCGTTTGCTGGAGACCACGATAACGTCATTACATCACCCTCCATCCAGCAGCACACGATCCGTCAAGCAGGATATTCAGTTTGCACGGCCTGCAATTCCATAGCGGTCAAGCAATCAACAAAACCCCAGAGCATGCCCGTCGATTGCCCCGGATTATTGGTAGCATGCAGAATCCCGTCAGGATTGCCACATCTCCAGTAAGTGATGCCAGGAGTGTCATCAAGGCCGAGAGACTCAAGGGCTTTTCTTATCTCCTCAGTCACAACAAACGATGAACCATAATGGGTTGCAGGCTCTAATCCATTAGCGGATAGTTTGCAGCCATACCATTCAGGATGCGCGGCATCTCTCGGTGCGCCATCGTCACACGGAAACGCAATATCGAGCGCAGCGATTGCGCCGGGCATTGCCTGCGCAAGAGCGATGACGTGGACTTGATGCTCCCATATTGTTGGCATCAATAAACTCCCCACTTTGTATTTAGATAATCCTGAATCGATGTTTGATTAGTCGTATCTAATGCCACGTTATAAATCATCAGTTCAGCAATGTCGCCATTCCAAAACTCAGTAGCTGCTTGCAGACCACGGCCGATGTAGTAGACATAGCCCTCATCAGTTATCGCCGTAATTGTTTTAGGATCACTAACGGCAGCAGTGCCATTCACCCAAATTCTAGATCTGTTCGTGCCAGCGGTGTTTGCGAATGTAGCAAAAGCGGACGCCCAGTCTGCCCCCATTGATTGAGATGGATTGCCATCTGTTGCCCCATTGAAACTTGTGACCAATAATTTGTTATTGGTGTTATTTTGCTTTACTAGCCCGTGTATTTGCCCATTATTTGCGGTCGTTGAATTGAGAAAACCAGTTGTGCAAGCTGCTCGCCAAGCGGCATCCGATGTGTTCATCCGTACGACAGCAACAATCGTGCAGTCGGTATTTTTTGCCAATAATGTGCCAAGCATTTTTGAAGTTGTTGAGTTAAACCGGCAGACATTTTTGCTATTTTTTATTGCTAATTTCAAGGCAGGTTTTTGCGTGCCATCAGTTTGCAGCGCGTGCGCAGCATTCCCACTCTTATCGCCCCAATACCCCACCGGATCGCCATCTGCTGTCGCTGCGATTGTGCCCCCTGAATCGGTGAACAGAGTGGTGGCATCTGCGGCATCCAGCCATAGCTGCAAGCCGCCTATGCTGGCCGGGGAAAATGTTGGTGCTGAAGCGCCAACTCCTAGCAAAGGCAAACTCATATAATATCCGCCATAACAATTTCCTTCACTTAAATGTCAATTATACGCTGATTTCTAAATAACACAAATGACCGGCTACGTTTACCGCGCCGCCTAAGCTTAGGTTGAGAGCTTCGCCAGATTCCGTTTGAAATAGGCCATACGCGCCGCCGGGAGCCATGATTCCGATTGACGCTGACGCGCCGCCAGAAGCCGCAAGACTCATCGGTCCCGATAATGCCGTCGATGCCGATTGCCAGGTTGCCGTAACGGCACCCGCTGCAACAATCACATAGGAAACCACCCGAATTCGTTTACCCGTAACGGCTGCCACGATTGCGTTGCTGCCGCTTGCGCTTGCGTTGATAGCTGCAAATTTCATAATTAAACATCTCCCAATCTAATTACATTATACCGTAATGGCAGTCCCGAAAGTGCCGCCAGTTGTGGCATTAGATCACGCAATGTCTGGCTCAATCCTAATCGAGCGTAAACGACTTCAAGGTATGCGCCGTAAAAGGCTCTTTTGCGCAACCCTACGCGGATCTTGCCTTCCCGCATAACATCCTCGATTGACTTTTTCGTCATTGCGATATTGTTTTGCAAGTTGCCAGTATCCTTGCGCGGGTATTCCCCTGGCATTGATCGTTGCACGACCTGCACAGTTTTTGTCGAGCCATCACGACGCAATCGATTCACGCGGATTGCGCCGACTGGCTTACTTAATCGGCGTTTGTGTTCCTCAATAAAGAATGCGGCCGCGCGCAACAGATTTTGGGCCTGCAAGCGTGTTAATCCGCGTGCGGGACCGCCAGCACTACGTGCTAACGCTTGCGCCACGCCTACGCCAATTGAGGCCATTAAACGGCAACCTCGCCATAGGTAAGATGACCGCCAGCAACGTGAGAACCATTCAGATATAGAATAAGATCCTCACCAACTCCCGTTTGCAATACCGGCATCCCCCCGGCTGGCCAATTGTCGCCTAAATGAATCGCCGCGCTGCTGCTGGCTGACATATGCAATTGTCCGCTCAATGCGGTAGTGCCTGATTTCCAGATAAAATAATTGTTGCTTGCCGAAAACAGAATATAGGCGTAAACGCGAAACCTCTTGCCGGGAACTCCCGACAAAATTACATTGTCGCCGCTTGTTGATACGTCAACAATTGCTGTTTTCATGGACGCATCCTAGATATGCGCTGATACGGTCCAGCAAGTGTTTGTTGAGCCTGTTGTAGTTTTGTTATTTGATCGGTGAGCATCGACAAATATGACGCCCACGATACCGATTGGCCATTCACGCTATAATCCGGTTTTGGATTAAGCGTGATATCCTTGATTGTTGCGGCAACTTGATTGATCGCCGTGTTTAAATCATCAACGGCCGCCATTAGCGCGCTCCACTTTTGGATTCCGGTATTGGTGAAGGTCGTAATAATCGCGGTACTTTTGAGCCGCGTCGTTCTCGTCTCTTGCCTCAACGTGCAATGTTGGACAAAGCGGGTAACTTACCTTGAACACGCCAAAAGCCTGCGCTGTGGCAGGCTTTTGCGTGATGCCACTTAATTTTGACATCAGGTCACTCCATTTTTGTTACAAAAATCAGTTGGTGTTACGAACAATGTGCCATGGGCTCCACACGCT